GGCTTGCAGGCAGTTCTCAACAGCGCGGCCCAGCCACTCTTGGAATTTCCTCGCCTGCCAGACTCGTGACCGAATCTCGAGCAGCTCGATCTGCGTCTTCGTGCCGGCGGCCTCGACCAGTTCTTCGACCGCGGCCTCCTCTTGCAACCGTGCCTGCTTGAGCAGGAAGTCGCCTAAATCGGAAGTGAGGAACTCCTCCACCTGTTTGCCAAACACAGAAGTGGAGACCAGCGGATCGTCGGCGTTTAGTACTCGCGGCATTAATAAGACGTCCCGGGTTGCGGCAGTTGCTGGGCCTGCGTCGGGTTACGCATGCCTGGCGGAATGCCGGCTTGCATGCCTGGCTGAACTGGCGCTGGGGCGCCACCGGGAGCGCCGGGAGCACCACCGGGAGCACCCGGCTGGCGCATCTGCTGGGCATGCGCGGCTTGGTCCTTGGCGGCCAGATTGGCGGCATAGAGCTTGATGTTCTCGTGCCGGTCTTCCTTGTCGGCCAGCAGCAGCTTGACGATGTTGTCCTGAGTGGCCACTTCCCGCTTGACCGCGTTGGCCTCGGACTTGTCCTTCCGTTCCATGAGCAGCTGCTGAATCTTCTGCTGGAGCATCTGAATCTGCTGCTGCTGGGCGGCCGTCTCGGGGCTGTTGCCCATGGAGAACCGCTCGCCGTCGGAGTAACCGGACAGGGCCATGATCTCCTTGAACACTTCTTCGAGGTTAACGCCCGGGGGCGGTCGGATGGCCACCTTCTGGAACGCAGTGATGCCCACAATGAACTTCTGCATCTTGGTCACAGGGTCGGTGTTGCCCATGCCGACGTTCACATTGACGGTCATCTCGCGCTCAAGCATGTCGTCCGTAATTCGGTCCATGCCAAACTTTTGGAACTGTTTGCTCTTCTTGCCGGCCAGCTCAAGTACCGTCTGGTCGGTCTCGTAGTGCTGCTCCAGTAGCACAAGCTGCCGGAGGATGGGGGCAATGAACGTCTCAGAGTACGTCATCAGCATATAGTCTGTGAGCAGGTTGGCCGGCGCCTGCAACAGCGTCATGGCTCGGGCGGGCTCGCGAGCGGACCGATTGACCTGCACCGAGGCTGCCGAGAAGTTGCCCACCAGCTCGTCAAAGTTCTGGGTGTTCCGGTCTTCCTCGGCGTAGCTGGACGCCGTGACGTCTGGCCAGTTGTTTTCCACGACGTCGGTGGCCGGGTCGTCCATCAGGACCACTCGCCCTGGTACGTTGCGCACCAGCGCCGGCAGGTCGACGTTCTTGCCACGCTTGGCGAAGTATCCCTTGTTCAGGACGAACTTCACGTTGTCGAGGCGGGAGTTTTTGATCTCGTTGATTTCGTCCTGTAGCCCCTTGACCATGACCGGGATGCTGGACGGGATGGGCTTGTGAGTCTCAATGCTGGCCACGCCCATGACGTAGGGGCGCTTGCCGTGGAACACCGTGGCGTCCAGCGGCTCGGGCTCGGTCAGCATCTTGTCTGAGCCGATGGTGTAGAACGTGTAGTCCGTGCCGTTCCATCGGTGGATGTGGCGGTGGACCCAGCAGATGTCGTAGTCGGACACCGTGCGCCGTTCCATGGCCGGGTCCTGCTGGCCCTGAACCCGAACACGCCTGGTTGAGTCGTCGGCGTCCCGGGCCACCAGCTGGCTGTCCGGGTACTTCTTCCATTGCCGGCCCTTCGGATCTGGGCGCTCCATACGCTGGCGGACGTCGACCACGTACATGGGGATAACGTGGATGAGGTACGGGCTGGTGTTGACCGGGTCGGTCCAGTGGGCCGACGGGTCGAACCGAAAGTTCTCGATGGGCACCAAGTCGACCACCGGCTTGTCGTCAGACCGCACCAGCTTGCCCTTGGCGTCCTTTCGCATGGAGTAGCGCCAGTGGCAGTGGGCAATGGCTGCGCCCTGTACCTGCGCGTCCTGAAGGCCACCCATGGCGATTTGGAACCACGGGATGGACTTGGTCAGGCGGTACTGGAGCAGCTGCTGCATGACGTCAGCCGAGACCCGCTCGACTTCGTCGTTGCCGTTTACGGGCGTGACGGAAATGCGGTCAAGGTTGCTGAAGAATGCCGCCGCTGCCGCTGCCTCATTCTTGCGGATGATGGCACGGGTCTTCGGAACAAATATGTTGGACCGCTTGCGGAAGATTTCGGCGTTGTACTTCGAGTCGCCCGGGTGCTGGTTGTTGAACGCCTTGATGGAATCTTCCCACTGCCGGCGGTAGTTCGAGTCGATGAACGTCGTGCTGAACCGGAACGCGTCCTGAGCCCGGCGCCGCCAGTTGGGCTGGGTCGGGTCGAACTCGTCGTCCTCAGCTTGGCTCTGTTCGGGGTCCATGCCATCCTGCTCGACCTCATCCCCGGCGTACCACAGCTCGGTGTCCATGGCCGCTGGGTCGCTGATGGAGGGAGGCTGTGGCCGGAAGTTTGTGGACTCGTTCACTGGAAGTTTCCTGTCTGTTTCCACCGCCACGCGGTCGGGACCGTTGCCGGCCGTCCGTCCCACGCGCCTCGAGGCAGGTCAAATGCCTCGAGCAGTTGCCCCCCGAATTCAACAGCGCTTGACCGGATTTCGGTCGGCGTCCCTAGCTTATGCTTGGGCAGCAGGGAGGCGAACCCCTCCTTGCCCAGAACCTCAGCCACAGCGCCGGCAATGGCCAGATGGCGAATGACGATGCCGCCGCCCTGAAAGCCTATGACCCACGGGTGGTTGGGGTACGCCTTGTTCAAGGCCTCACCAACGTCCGTGGCCAGCTTGAGCTGCGATGCCTCCTCGAGGTCGCCGTGTTCCATCACATGCATGTCGGAGCTACCGTGGTGATGGCAACCAGAACAAGACAGCCGACCAGTCCGCCAAGGGCCGTGGCCGCGAAGTCCTTCGGATCTGGCGTACCGTGCCCCTGCTTGTCCCAGACTTCTTTGGCGCCGCCGAGGACGCAGGCGACAAAGAGCGCCGTCCAGAACCCCAGCGGGTATGTGACGCCGGCCATGGCCATGCCCCACCAGAAGTGTGCTTGCTTATCAATTGGGAAGTTCATGTCATGCCCTTAGATTTTTGCACGCCAGTAAACGGTTTGCGTACTGCCAGCCGTCAAAGCGCCGCCTGTCCATTTCTTAAGCGCAACCGTAAAGTTGGTCGAAGAAATTGCCGTAACTTCAGCAATGTCACCGGCCACAGACGGAGTGACAAGCACCACTGTAGGCGCAGTTTGAAACCCGTGCGTTATGGTACCGCCATCGGAAAGAGAAGCAGCAACACCATCTTTTTCAAATTGAGCGCCGCTTCGTGTTGTGATAGTCGGGCTATTCTCGTTGTAGTTGGCGCTTGAGCAGCTGATGTACTGCTGGGGACCAACGTACAAGTTGGTGATGGTGCCCCCAATATATAAACCGTATTGAGAGACGTTTATAACGTTTTCACTTACGTGCAAATTCGAAATGCCAGATGCGCCAATTGTAGTAATTGCAATAGGCGCAGCGTAAGCGCCCGCTCCCGTCATGTTGTTAAACGTGTTGTTACTGATATCAATTGAACCAAGCGTAGAACTTGCCGTGCTTCCAATATAACAACCAATGGCAAGATTGTTAGTTTGATTGCCTTTGATTGTGATTCTGTCGTGATTTTGAGAAGCAACACTTTGCGGAGTTACTTGCACAAACATAGATGCTTTTGCGGTGCCAGACGACTGAACGCAAGAATTTCCAGAAATTACAATGTCTGTGACTTTGTAAGTTGGCGACAAGTAAATTGCATATTTTGACGATGCAACAACAGAATCCGCAGAAAGTTCAAACGAATTGTTAGAGATAACAATTTGAGATATTGCACTTGCCGATGCGGTTTCTCTATAAAACACAATACCCGCATACCTAACTGGAGCAAATGTATTGCCGTCAATAATTACGTTTTTTACTTCCGAGGTAAAGTTGTGCGAAACGTACAAGCCAAGAGCGGCGTTAGATATCGTGTTCCCAATAAACCGCTGGTATGCGCCGTGTACTTCATACGCGCACTTTGCGCCCGTACCGCTAGCGCCGGTATCGCCGCACATGGTGTCGGCGGTAAAAGTACAACCAATACAACTGACATAATCAGCCCAAGCAAAAATGCTTGAATGGTCGGTAGAGTAAGTGCCGTTGTTTAGGAACAGGCAATTTACTATGTACCAACGTTTAGAAATGACTGCACTAACGGTGTTTGTCAAACACGTGATGATGCAAGAGTTGCCAGGCGTATTAAGGAAGGTGCAATTCTCAATATGGACGTCCGTCATTGAAGTGCCAGCACCAGCAGATTCAACTGTGATGTGAGGGCAGTCGTAGGTAGAACCGACCGGAAGGCTGTTGCCTGCGCTGTTTTGGTCAAGTGTCAAATTAACAATCGAAACGTTTGAAATGACCGCGCCGACGCCTGTTGCATAAAACATGGCGTAGTTTTTTGGCGTGCCAGAACTGGATACGCCAGACTTCATTTTAAACGTAGCGCCAGTGTCAGCAAAAATGTCGGTATTGGATTTTAATTGCAAAGCGCCATAGACAGTACCGCCTGCGCCTGTAAAGGTTGTGGCGGCATTGACAATGTAGGTACCTGCCGGAACGTAAATCTTTTTGCCCGTAGCGGATGCAGCATCAATAGCCGCTTGAATGGCAACAGTATCGTCGGTGCTGCCGTCGCCAGTGGCGCCAAAGTCTTTGACGCTTACAAAATCTCGTTCCTTTGCCTGAACAGTACGCGCAACAGCGCCAGTGCCAGACTGAAGAAACCCTACTAGCGACGAGCCAGATGAGGCCGCCAAGTCGGAAACAATTTCGTTGATGGCGCTCTGAACGTCGGTGGCCGCAATGGTGCCGGATGGCGTGTTTGTAATTCGAGACGCTGGCGCACTTACCGTGACCACGCCGGTCGTGGTGTTGATGGTGGCATCCCCGCTGGCGGTAAACCCGCCAAAGCTCGTGCCGGCCAGCTTGTATTGAATCTGGCCAACTGAACCACCAGGCGTTGCGTTTGCATACACCTCGGTGAAGTTCTGGTTTACCTTAGTGAACGCAGTGCGGGCTGGGTCGCCAGTGCCGTCGCCGGGCTGGTTGCCAATGTTGATTGTCTGTTGGGTCATGATCCGTCCGCCAAGAAGTGCCAAGTGTCGGCAGTGATAGAGACCGCATCAGCAGTCCATTGAACGCCGGTATTTCCCTGCTTGTAAAACCCGGTGTAGCCTCGGTCCGTGCTGTCGAACCGCCGGCCATTGGACCACTCATAGACGCCGTGGTCAGGCGCCGAGTACTCCGAGCCCCATGCCCGGATGGCCATGTCCTTGAAGCTGAAGCTGCGCCAGGTTACTGGCAGGCCAAGCTCGGGAGGTACGGTATTACGTGCCATCAGTACTGCCCCTCAATCTCGTGCAGCTGGTGAACGACGGCCTGCCGGTTGCGGGCTTCTTGCAGCTCGCCGGCCAGCCTGCGGACTTGTCCCGCCTCGACGTTGGTAATGAACCCACGGCCCGACGCCACGCGGTCGAGCGTGTTGCACAGGTCACGGATTTGTTTGTCGGTCAGGTCCTGTCTCACAGAATGTCCGGTTCCAAAATGCTGTTGTCGATGAATTCAGGGGGACGCGGGTCCATGTCATAGATGCGGCTGACCGCGTCAATGAGGTCCTTCAGTCCGGCAAACGGATAATACCCCACTTGCATCCTGAACCGGTCCGCAAGGTTGTAAAGCTGGCCGTTCTCGTCCCGCTGGACGATGGGGCGGGCAATGCGGTAGTCGTACCCGTCGGCCATCATGCGACGTTGACCAGGCGTATGGTCTGGCTGGCCTTCCTCCGGCTCGTAGGGCAGGAAGAAACTGTGGCCGCGGATGTCGGGCAGCAGGCGCTGGACGCGGTCGTCCTTAGAGCCGGGGCCTTCCGACGGCCATTCGAGCTCCTCGATGTCCAGCCCTTGGACGTTCTCCACCCGGATGCGCTC